ATGACAGGAGAAGATGGCAGTCCAATAGTCCACAGGATAGAGGTTTCTTTTGGCGACGATTAAGGCTAAGTTTCCACCAAGTTTAAAGGATATTTTTAAACCAAGACGTTATAAGGTTATCTATGGTGGTCGAGGCTCTGGTAAATCTTGGAGCTGTGCAAGGGCTTTGATTATAAAGGCTGTTAATGAGCCAATAAGGGTGCTGTGCGCTCGTGAAACGCAAAAGTCAATACAAGAGTCGGTACACAAACTTTTGAAGGATCAGATCGAAATTCTTAACCTACAGCACATGTTTACGGTGCTTGAAACAAAGATAGTTGGCATCAATGGTTCTGAGTTTAGTTTTGCAGGTATTCGTCAACAAGGCATTACCAACCTAAAATCATTTGAGGGTGTTGATATTTGTTGGGTTGAGGAAGCGCAGGTTTGCACCAAGAAATCATGGGATGTTCTTATTCCAACGATTAGAAAGCCTGGCAGTGAAATATGGATTACATTTAATCCAGAGCTGGACACTGATGAAACTTATAAACGGTTTGTGTTGTCGGATAACGATGAAGCAATTGTTATAAAGTGCAACTACTCTGATAATCCGTGGTTCCCTGATGAGCTAGAGAAGGAGCGTGTTAACTGGTTAAGGCGTGACCCTGAAGGATACAAGACGGTTTGGGAAGGTGAGTGCAGACCTGCTGTTGAGGGTGCAATATATGCGCAAGAATTAACTCGTATGCAGATAGAGAAAAGACTAGGAAAAGCTCCCTACGATCCATTGCTTAAGGTTCATACTGTGTGGGATTTAGGGTGGAATGATTCCATGTCTATAGGATTTGTGCAGCGATCTGGTTCTGGAGAGATAAGGATTATTGATTATATTGAGGACAGCCACAGGACATTGGATAGCTATGTTGATGAGCTAAAGAGCAAAGGGTTTAATTGGGGAACTGATTTTATACCACATGATGGACGCAATAAAGATTTTAAATCCGGTAAGTCAACAGAAGAAATATTGCAAGCAATGGGCCGAACAGTTATTGTATTAGGCAGAAATGACATTGAAGAAGGTATCAGGGCTTCAAGAATGATGTTTAGCAGGGTCTGGGTTGATGAGAAGGCACAAGATATAGTCAACAGGCTAAAACGTTATAGAAGGACGCAGAACCAGTCAACTGGTGAATTTGGCGCTCCATTGCATGATGAGAGTAGTCATGGCGCTGATTGTTTCCGGTATATTGCAATGGCAGAGCAACAAATGAACAACGAAACATGGGGTGGAAAGCTAAAATATCCAAGTTTAGGTTATAATTAAGCATAAACATATAAAAGGCTGATTAAAATGGCAATAATGACAGACGATGAACTCAAGGCAATAACCGATCAAGAGATTAAGCAATCACTTGGTTATGGCTCTGGAGAGATTAGTGACCAGAGAATGAGGGCGCTAGATTATTACATGGCAAAGCCTATCCGTGACCTTGCTCCTCCTGCAATTGATGGTAGGTCAAGTGTTGTATCAACAGATGTTCTTGATACGGTGGAATGGATGTTGCCATCGTTGTTAAAGATGTTTGTTGGAACGGATAAGACGGTAGAGTTTGAGGCAAAAGCAGAAGAGTATGAAGAACAGGCTCGATGCGCTACTGCTTACATAAATGATTATGTACTGCGTGTGCAGAACAATGCTTTTACGATATTCCATACATGGTTTAAAGATGCACTGCTTAGTAAGGTGGGTGTGTTAAAAATATGGTGGGATACTATTGATGAGGAAGCACGGGAAGACTATAACGGTCTTGATGAGATTGAACTTGCAATGCTCCTTAGTGATACAAGTGTAGAGCCAATAGAAAACTCAACCTTTATTGATAATGAAACTGGTGCGATGCTTTACAACGTTGCTGTTAAACGTAAGAAGACCAAAGGTTTCACAAGAATTGAGAACGTTCCACCAGAAGAGTTCTTGATTAGTAGACGTGCAAAGAATATAGAAGATGCAGACTTTGTAGCACATAGGTTTGAGCGTACTATTGGCGAACTAAAATCAGCAGGATATAAGAACGTTGATGAGTTATCTAGTGATGAGCTGGATGGTGCGTACCAGCAAGAGCGTGTTGAGCGTAGGACATTCTACGATGATATGCCGTATGCTGATGGTGGTAATCGTTCTGATACATCTGACAAGAGTAGTCGGGTAGTATGGGTAACAGAATGCTATATGAAGGTAGATGTTGATGGTGATGGCATACCAGAATGGCGCAAGATTACACGTTGCGGAAATAGTTTATTGGATAACATTGAGTGTGATGGCAATCCATTTGTAACTATCACGCCGATTCCTATGCCGCACCAATTCTTTGGACTATCTGTTGCCGATCTAGCGATGGAATCACAAAGAACAAAGACCAGCTTGATGCGTGCAATGATTGATAACCTATACTTATCGGTTAATGGTCGTTCATGGGCGCTTGAGGGTCAGGTCAACATGGATGATCTATTAACATCAAGACCTGGTGGTATTGTTCGTGTAAAAACTCCTAATGCTGTAGGTGCGTTGCAGTCTGGTAATGGTGATATGGCTGGCGCTACAAATCTTCTTGAGATTGTAGAACAGGCAAAAGAAAATAGAACTGGATTCACTAGGGCTAGTCAAGGAACTAATCCTGATGCCTTAAACCAGACAGCTACAGGCATGAACATCATCACCAATCGTGCAGATAGCAGATTGGAATTGATTGCTAGAAACTTTGCTGAAACTGGTGTAAGAAACTTATTCTTAAAGGTATTAGAACTTGTTAGCAAATACCAAGATAATGTTGAGCGTATAAAGTCAAGTCATGGTAAATGGATTGACATTGATCCAAGAGAGTGGAAGAACCAGTTTCACCTTAGTGTATCAGTTGGTTTAGGAACTGGTAACAAAGATCAAATTGAACAGAAACTAAATACTCTAGGTCTGATAATGAAGGGAACTTCTGAGTATGGTATAACGGGGCCGCAAGAGTTTTACAATGGCGCTATAAAGATGGCAGAGGTATTAGGGTTTGCAAATCCTGAGAAGTTCTTTAAGAACCCTGCTGAACAGCAAGAACAGCCACAACAAGAACCGCCACCTGATCCAACTACTATGCAGATACAGGCGGCAATCCAGATCAATGAACGCACAATGCAACTAAAAGAAAGAGAGGCTATTGCAAATTTGCAGTTCAAGGATAAAGAATTGATGGCTAAGATTGCACATGATAAGATGAAACTTGATGCTGATATTATGTTAAAACGTGAAGAGATAGCGGCAAAGATTGGCATGAAGCAAGAAGAAATGAACAATAACATGATTGAACAGGACATGATGAATGGATTTAGAACAGCAAGCCAACCAAGCAATTTCCAGGAAGCAACAGGCGGAATGGTTAATAACACACCCTTTATTTAATGAAGCATTTAAGAAGCTTGAAGAAATGTATTTTGACAAGTGGTTAAATGGTGAAGGACTAACAAGAGAAGAGAGAGAAGAAATATGGCGGCAATTGAAGGCGATGCAACACCATCAACAATTATTGAAGAACCTGATAATAAGCGGAGAACTCGCAAGCCAAACTTTGACTTCAATGCGCTTATAGCATGGGTGTTAAGTTTAGAAGTAAAAGATGAAAATTTAAGAATTAAGCATATAATTACCCCAACATTAGTAGATGTTGATTATTTTCATGTAAGATATGGCAACCCAAAAGTTATTAAAGGGCCGTTGGCAGGTATTGAAACTGCTAACGAAACATTTATTCCTTACGAGTAATTGTTACACAATTTAATTTAAAAGAGAAAAACAATGGAAAATGAAGCTACCAATTATGGCGCTGAACCAATTGAGCAATCGGATACTGGACAATCAACCAGTGACTCAGATGCAGAGTTGCTCAGTGCATACTTAACGCAAGAAGAACAAGGTTATCAGTTTGATGATGAAGGCTCCTCCGATGATGGACAAGAGCAAGAAATTCAAAAACCTGCTAATGATATTTTTACTGTTAAGGTAGATGGTGTAGAAAAACAAGTTGACAGAGATGAACTAATTGCTAACTATCAAATCAATAAAGCTTCGACTCAGCGTTTTGAGGAAGCGGCAACGATAAGAAAGGAAGCAGAATCTCAAAAACAAATTTATCTACAGCAGCAACAAGTATTAGGTAATGCGGTACAACACTTTCAGAACGTAGCACAGCAATGGGCGCAACAGAGCCAACCCAACTGGCAAGATTTGTTAGAGAACAATCCGCACGAATACTTGAGGCAGAAGGAATTATTCGAGGCTAAGCAGGTTGAAGTCAATAAGGCAAATGCAACACAGCAATACCTTATGCAACAACAACAGGCTCAAGAACGAGAATATTTAGGCCAGCACTTGGAGCAAGAAGGCAAGAGGCTACTTGATATTATTCCAGAATGGCAAGATAAGTCTAAGAGAACAAATGAAGAGCAAGAGCTAATAAGCTACCTTACTAATCAGGGATACTCTAAACAAGACTTGTTAAACTTGAATGAATCAAGAGCGGCTAATATCAAATTGGCGTTAAATGCTATGCGATATGACAAGCTTGTCAATCAGGCAAAGAGTTCTAATAAAAAGGTTGAGAATTTACCACCAAGAATTGAGCGATCTGGCAACAGCAATATACAAAAGTCTGGGCTTGATGAAGCAAAATCTAAGTTGGCAAAATCTGGATCACTTAATGATGCGGCAGCGGCTTTCGCTGTCATGTTTGGTAATTAAATTATAGTAGGTAATTAAGATGGCAATTGTAACAGGTACATATCAGACCTTCCAGGCTAAAGGTATTCGGGAAGATTTGAGCAACATGATTTATCAAATCACTCCGACTAAGACTCCTTTTATGTCGGCAATCCCAAAAGTAAAGGCAACCAATACTTTTCATGAGTGGCAAACGCAAGACCTTGCTGCTGTTACCGTCAATGCACAAATTGAGGGTGATGACGTTTCAACTTTTGGTACAGTTAGTCCAACTGTACGTTTAGGTAACTATACTCAAATTTCAACTAAGAACGTTGTTATTTCTGGTACTAACCAATCAGTTAAGGCTGCTGGTCGCAACAACGAACTAGGTTATCAAATCTCTATGAAAGCTTCTGAGCTTAAAAGAGATATGGAAGCTGCACTTTGTTCTGCCGCTAACGGTACTGCTGGCGCTGTTTCTAACGCTGGTACAACTGCAAATGCTGCTGGTTCTACTTCTGCCGCTCGTAACTTGCGTGGTCTTGAAGGTTGGATTGCAACTAACGTAGATTTAGGCGCATCTGGGGTTGCACCTGTTTATACAATGGGTTCATGGGCAGCTCCAACTGATGGTACTGCAAGAGCATTTTTGGAATCACAAGTAAAATCAGTGTTGCAAAAAATCTATGCAGAAGGTGGCGAACCTGACATGATTATGATTGGCCCAAGTCAAAAACAAACATTCTCAACTTTTACTGGTGGTTCTACTCGTTTCGACAAGTCAGAAGACAAATCAGTAACTGCTGCGGTTGATGTTTATGTAAGCGACTTTGGTACTTTACAAATTATGCCTAACCGTTTTCAACGTGCAAGAACTGCATTTATCTTAGAAACTGATAAATGGGCATTAGCAACATTGAGAAACTTTGAAACAGTTGACCTAGCTAAAACTGGCGATGCTGATAAAAAACTTATCACAGTTGAATACACACTTGAATCTCGTCAAGAGAAAGCTTCAGGCGCAGTAAAAGACTTGTTGTAAGATTAAAATAGAGTGGGTGTAAAAACCCACTCATCCTTTAAGGAAAATATTATGTCTGATGCATTACAGATTGGCGCAGTTGGCAGCACAATTACAACTGGTTTAACATCAACAAGAATTGCAATACCTGTTAATTCAGCAGGTGTAAAGCCTGGTTACTTAAGAATTGCAGCAAATGCTTATGCGTTTGTTAAGATAGGCGATTCAACAGTTACAGCAACTGGTAATGATATACTTCTACAGCCAAATGACGAGTTGTGCATTGTTGTTAGTGGTAATACTCATGTTGCAGCAATACAAGATTTGGCGGCAGGAAAGGTAAACGTAATTCCATTGGATAATAGTTAATGGAGATGCAGACTCGTGTTGTCAGTCAAGGTGACAAGGTAATTGTCCAATCTTTTCAAGACACAACAGAGATACTTGATAGCGTAAAAGAAAGGGTGGAGCAGAGCAATACTGGTAGTCATGATATGAAACATGCTGCAACTATCCCAATGGTTATTATTGAATCTTATATCAATAGGACTGGGATAACGTTCACCGAGTTTATGCGTGATAAAGAACACATAAAAACACTTTTAAACGATAAAAGTTTAGAAGGATTTAGAATCTGGAAGGGTAAAGTGTAATGGCATTATCTAATTTTACAGAACTTAAAGGCTCAATTGCCAGTTGGATTCATCGTAATGATCTAACTGCTGTTATACCAGACTTTATAAAACTGGCTGAAAGCAGAATGTCTTTAGAATTAGATGTTGACCAACTGCAAAAAACAGCAACCATAACAACTGTTTCAGGAACTGATACAGCACCATTGCCTTCTGATTTTAGGAGTCTAATAGATGCTACTATCACAATGGGCAGTATCTTGTATGTACTTGATAAGATGCCAGCGCAATTATTAAGGACAAGGTGGGGAAGTTATACAAGTAATATCC